TGAAGGTCGCCTCCGGGATAGCTGCTATGACAGCCTCGGTGATCTGGTCCAAGTGGATACTGAACGTTTCGCCCATGAGTGCCTACTTCAAGTAGATCTCTGAGTGTTCGGGCAGGCCCAAGCCGGGGGCGTCGTTGACGTTCTGGGAGATCACATGCACAACACGGTCGCCCACGCTGGAGGGTACGAGCGTTCCGGAGTCCGTGAGGGTCAACGATGGTGCCAGCGAGCCGGGGGACGCAACCGTGATCCGCGAGTCAGGGGTGAACTTCGCCCCATCCGTCACGGAGCAGTAGAACGTGGACTGCGCCACAACCTGCTGGCCCGTACTGTCACGGACAAGCTGCGTCTTCCCCTCAAGGAACCCTTGGACGGTCGCGGGTGCCTGGAACACATCCCCCATCGCACCGGTACCAAGCCACGTCTCCACCACAACGGTGTGGACGTAGAAGTCTTCGATGCCGCCGCTCACCCGTACAACCACACGTTGGTGGGAAGTAGGTTGTTTTGGGCGAGCTTCCGCATCGCTGCTGGCACAAGCCCGTTCAACGCGGCTTCCTTCGCAGCAGCCGCCGAAGCGGCGTCAGCGTAGGCGAGGTGCGCGGAACCGATGGACTTCTGCGAAGCCACACCAGCGACGACAACACCGCCAAGGTTCGGGTCAATCCCGAGAGCAGCCCACGCAGCAGCTTGGATACACGTCGCGTCGTTGAGGACCTTCGCGACAACAGGATCAGTCGCCAAACCGGTCGTGGCATCCACGGCGTAATAGCCGCCCAACGTTGCCGTCAAAACCATGGACGTAGCCGCCCTCAGCAGCGGGGTTGCGTTGGCGGGTGCCGCGGCGCCGGTCCATGCGGCGAGATCGGAGGGCTGGGCCAGGAAATCGGGCACCACAAAGTTACCGAACAAACCGGCCATGACGCCCTCCTAGCTGTATTTTTCGATCAGGTCGGTTTTGGTGAGCGCTTCCGCGTCATCCGGTAGCTCGCCTTTATGGACAGCCCACGCAATCCATTCGATCTTGGGTGCGTTCACCGGGGGGCGTACCCTCTCGGGGTCGCCCGTCCAGTCGGTGCCGTCCGCTTTTACCCGCACAAGGTAGCCCTTGAGTAGGCGTTGCTCGATAGCCTCATGGAGAGGGAGGTCCAGTTTGAAAACCGAACCCCCCTCACCACGGATGAACCAAGTCTCAGCCATGGCCTTAGCGGCGGTTGACCTTGAACGCGGTCACGTTACCGGCGAAACCGGTAGCGAGGTCAAGGCTGATCGAACCGTCAGCCTGGAGGAACCGGGCCGACTCCAGCGGGCCAATCAGCACAGAGCCGGTCGTCGCCGGAACGGAAACGGTCAAGTCACCCTGACCACTGGACGGGGCGAGAGGCTGGGTGCCGGCCTTGACAATCGCGTTGACCGCGCCGCCCGAGGTGTTGCGGACACGGAGCACCAGAACTTCGGGGCGCACACCAGTGATGGTGTGGCCATTGGCCTGGTCGGCGGTGGTGCCTGCCGGGTCCGTGGTGGACGTGGCGGCGGTCAGGTCAGTAACAGTTACAGCAGTGCGTGCCATGATCTAGTTACCCTTTCTGCTAGGAGACCGTGACAAGCGCGCTTGCCAGGGAGTCGGGGCGGACGAGCTTCGCACCATACAGGGCGAGGCCCTTGACGGCGTCAGCGAAGCTGGACTGGGGCCGGTAAGCCTCAATCTTGTTGATCTGCTCAGCGAACGTGATGGCCGAGTTGTTGCCCGCGATGATCGCGAACTCGGAGCCGGTCGTGTTCGGGGCGTTGTTGGTCTCAACAATGTCGAACCCAGCGGCACGGCCCACGACACCGTTGCGCAGACCCTCGGTGTTGCCGGACTCGTTGACCTTGATGAACCGTGCGTCACGCAGCAAGCAGCCGTACATTTCCGGGGTGACCGCGATGGAACGGCCAACGCTCGGGACGTTGGCTTTCACCAGCTTGGTCCGCAAAGGCACCAGCACCTTGTCGTAGACATCGGTGGGGGTCGTCGCGGAGTTGACCGTGATCGAGCCAAGCTGGTTCGCGGTCTGGATGCCCGTGTAGAACGACGCAATGAACTGGTCCATGACATCAGCGAGGCCATAGGCGGCTTCGTTCATGGACTGCGGGATGACGTTGCCCTTGGCCTGGCGTGCGTCGATGTCGTCCACGGCGAACGCGTAGTACTTGGACTGGTCCACAACGAGGGTGCGCTGGGAGTCGTTGACCTGCTCCGGGGTGATGCTCGTGGAGTTGGGCACGTAGTTGTTGATCGTGGGGCGACCAATGGACGTGATGCGGACGGTATCGCCGGACTCGGAGATTTCACCCTCGTAGTCGTGGTTGATGAAGGAACCGTAGATCAGGTTCTTGCGGAGCGCAACGAGAAGGTTGGCGCTCCAAATTTCCGGTTTGAAGTTCTGGATGGACATAGCGGGATGTGCCTTTCAGCTAGCCGAGCAGGTTACGCAGCAGGCCCTTTGCTTGGGCTGCGACGATCTGGTCAGGGGTCATGGTTTTGAGCTGCTGCTCAGTGATTTGGCCTTGCTCGCCGGTCCCGCCGCCGAGTTCTACGCCGCTCGCTGCTGCCGCCCGGGCCGCTTTGAGATTGGGGTTGCCGGTCACGGCCGCTTTGATGGCGTCGGTGACCTGTGTGGTGAAGTCGGCCCCGGTGGGGTCGAGGGTGCGCACCTGCTTGTGAAGCGCCGTGAGCATGACCGACTGGAGACGGCTGACGTCGCGGATCAGGTGCGAGTCGACGCCGTTCTCGCGCCCGCTGAGCTCGGACAGGCGCTTCGCCCACTCGACATGGCGC